TAGTAATGCTAAACATCACTATATCTGAGCAAGAAGCCCGCGTCATTAACGCTGCATTGTGTGAATTGCCATATAGAGTAGCGGCTCCGGTGATTAGCGCGTTGCTTAATCAAACCCAAGACCAGCTGCACAAAACGGAATCTGAGAAGCACGCTGAATGGGTAAAGAATGTTGCCATCAGCGCAAAACCATAACCATAGATAAGTAAAATGCCCCTCGAAAGTCCAACTGTCCGCGACGGAGACGCAGGTTTCGTCGGCTTTGCCAGCCGGCTGAATCCGGTGGCGTTGCCGGCGGGCATGCTCCAGTCCTCGGAGAACATGCGGTTGGATCGCGGGACGGCGAAGACGCGCAAGGGGGCGCGGCGGTTGGCGGATGATTTGCTGCCGGGAGACTTTCCGGTCACGTTGCCGTTCCGGTTTGATCCGATTGAGACCTCGGAGACGGTGTTGGATTTCACGCTGGCTACCGGCACAAACGGCGTGCAGCTCTTGAGTGCTTACCCCAATGGCGTGTTTGCCAGCGGCGCCTATCGTTCGCCGGGGCTAAACAACAAAGAGTATATCCTGCTGGCCACTGCAACGGGGGCGTTTGTCTACGACGATACGAATAGCCTAGGCGAGGCAACCAGTCTTATCACTGACCACACCGGCGATCCGATCACGGATCAAATCGGCGACGAGTTGGAGGCGGTCAATTACTTGCAGCCTCTTCCGTTTCCGGAGGGCGAGATCATTGAGCCGACCGACAAGGTGTCGATGGTGCAAGCCTTTGACCGGACGTATCTGCTGCGGGAGGCCGACCAAAATGTGGCGGGCTGGGGTCCGAAAGAGTTGACCGGCGGCGGCATCGGCGTGTCAGGCACCACGGCCACGGTCTATTGCACGGCGCATGGCTACTCGGCCGGTCAGCGGGTGCGGCTGGACGGTGGATCGGTAGCGGCCTTTGCGGGCCATGAATACGACATCGTCGGCGTCAGCACCAGTAGCTTTACCATTACGGTGCCCAGCGGCACGGCATCCATGGCGGCGGCGGCGGGGCGGACGGTGCGCAGGGTCAAGCCGCCGATGTATTGGACGGGTGATATTCTGACTGGATTCGCCAAGGCGCCGGGCGGCGTGCCGGCGGAGGGGCCGACCTATCGCAAAATGCGATCCGTTGGCTGGGCGACCTATGCCAATGGGCGGCTCGTCCTGCCGGACGACCGCGACCAGGTCATGCTCTCCGATATTCTCAACCCCGACCTTTACGATCCGTTCTGGGCCAGCTTCCGGGCGAACCAAGGCAGCAACGACTACATCGTGGCGGTGCATCCGTGGGTAGAGGGTTCGTTCTTGGTCTTCATGCGCAACTCGATTTGGCTGGCCACGGTCAATCAGTTCGCCTCAACGGATGGCGGTTCGTTTGCCGTGGACTCGCCGGTGTCGAAGCTGGAGTTGCTGACGGATGAAATTGGTTGCAGCGCCCGCCGGTCCATCGCTACGGCCGGTCAGTATATTTATTTCCTTTCGGATGCTGGCGTCTACCGCCTCGATGCGCGGTTGGATCTTAAATTGCGGGGCGATACCAAACCTCTTTCGGACGCCATCGCGGACCAGATCGCCCGCATTCCGAGCGATGGAGCTGAGAACGCTGTTGGCCTGTGGCACGACAACCGTTACTGGCTGGCGGCGCCGGTGGATGGCGCGGACCTCAACAATGCGCTGTTCATTTACTCGGCGCTCAATGAGCAGTGGGAAAGCATCGACAGCTATCCTTTTGGGATCAGCAATCTGATCGTGGCCCAACGCAATGCGACCAGCCGCCGCCTCTTTGCCGCCTCATTGACCGGCAAGCTGTTTCTGCTGGAAGACGTGGAGCGCGGAGATGATCCGCCGGATTCTACGCTGGGCATCGACTACTTCACGCCGGTGGGTGGCCGCCTCAAGACGCGGCGCTATGGATTCGGCACGATGGGCAGTAAGCGATTCGTGCGAGTGCTGTCCGACGTGGTGCTGCCGAATACCGGATCAATCAAGGTCAACGCCTTGATGGTCAACCCTGACAAGGAAATCGAACTGGTGCCGGGAATGACCAACACGTCCGGTCTGGCTGAGGATTACACACTAAAGCAACCGATCCGCGCAAAAGCGCATTACTGCGAAATTGAATTTGAAACCACCGCCGAACGACCGGAGATCCGCACGGTCGGCGTGGAAGCGGCCATGCCCAGCATGCCGCAAACCGAAACACGACATAGCGAATAATTATGGCAACACTAAGCAAGGGACACACTTTCAGTGGGGGCGAAACCGTCACGGCGGCCAAGCTCAATGCGCTGGTCGATAGCGCCACGATCAGCAATATCGTCAATGCCGAGATCAACGCCTCGGCGGCCATCGCGCACACCAAGCTGGCCAGCATTACGGCCGGTCAGGTGCTTTTGGGCAATGCCAGCAATGTGCCAACGGCTACCGCGTTGACAGGCGATGTGACGGTCAACAGCTCGGGCGTCACGGCGATTGGCTCTGGCGTAATCGTAGACGCCGACGTGTCGGCCTCGGCCGAAATCGCCGTGAGCAAGCTGGCCGATGGCGCGGCGCGGCAGCTTTTGCAGACGGACGCCGCCGGAACCGGAGTGGAATGGACTGACAATGTGGATATCCCCGGAACGCTCGATGTGACAGGAGCAGCCGTGCTTGACAGCACCTTAACGGTGGCAGGCGCCGCCACATTCAACGGCAACGTGACTATTGGCGACACGGATAACATCGTGCTCGCAACGGGCACCGGCACGAAGATTGGAACAGCGGTGGGGCAAAAGATTGGCTTCTGGAACGTGACGCCGGTGGTGCAGCCGGCCGCCGCCGGACAAGCAGCAGCAGCGGCGCAGACTCAGGACTCGCTGACAGACAGCACCGGAGGGACGGCCTCGACCACGCTGGCGGCTATCACGGCGGGCGCTGCCTATGCCCAAGCCGACCTGACAGCGATCAAAAATGCCATTGCCTCGCTGGCCTCGCAACTCGCCAAGATCCGCACGGACGTGGCCAATATCAAAACACTTCAAGACGCAAGCCGCACGGCGCTGGTCAATACAGGAATCATGAAGGGAGCAGCATAATATGGCGACAATCACAGCAGGGTATAGTTGGGTAAGCGGCGAAGTCGTCACCCCGGCCAAGATGAACTCGGCCGCCGTGCCGACCATCAGCAACATCGTCAACGCCGACGTGTCGGCTTCGGCCGCCATCGCGGGCAGCAAGGTTTCGCCGAATTTTGGGGCACAGAATGTCGTGACGACCGGTGCCGGGGGATTTGGCACGGCCACGCCCGCCGCCTCGGCCCAGCTCGAAGTCGCCAGCACCAGCAAAGGCTTTCTCCCGCCGCGGCTAACCACGGCCGAGCGCGATGCCATTAGCTCCCCCGCCGCTGGACTTGTCCTTTACAATTCGACAACGAACAAACTCCAAGTCCGCACCAACACGGCATGGACCGATCTGCACTAATGCTGCCATGGCAAAAAGCAAAAGCATGGCAAGACGAGCACGACGCAACGACGGACTTCTGGACGCTGCTCGGCGAGCATCTGTCTTCGGGCCTTGTCTGGAGCAGCTCCAAGACGTTCATGCTGGCCAGCGAAGCGCGATGGAATGCGGAGGAGCAAGCCTTTGAAGACGGCGAGCCTAACTGCTGGTTCGTGCGCTTGGCTGCTTCTGCTGGGCACACAAATGCTGTGCGGGAGTTTCTGCGCGTGGCGCCACGTCCGCACCAATGGGTCGGCTGGTATCGCCGCCAACAATTTGAACCACGGATTTACCGGTGGGATAAGCTAATGAAAAAAGTAGGAGGATAAAATTATGGGTGGAGGAGGAAGAAGCGCGCCCGCGCCACAACCAGTTCCGGCAGCACCGGCGCCGATTGATTACAACGCAATGGCCAATGCGAGTATTCGCGTGGCGCAGGCACAATCTGCCGCTGAGGAGGCGGCGATCAAGCGGCTATACCCTGAGTATATCCGCATGCAGTTCGGCACCGCCGACCAACTCGCCGGTAAGCTCGACAACGAATACCTCCAGCGCACGCGCGGCGTCATCGGCGAGGAACTGCAAGCAGCCTCCGCACCCAGCGCCATTGAGTCAGAGCTGCAACAACGCGGGCTTGGCGATCTGCGGGCCGGACCAACGGCGATCCAGCGCCAACTGCGCGATGACGCGCAGAGGGAGCTGGCCCTTGGTCAATCGCTCTCTCCAGAGGAGCAGCGCAATGCCGCGCAATCTGCCCGCGCGGCGTTTGCTGCTCGCGGCATGGCAACAGGTAATGCGGCGGCGGGCGCGGAGATCCTTAACCGTGACGCTTACGGCCGTCAGCGCCAAGACCAGCGCCGCCAGTTTGCCATGGGCGCCGAGCAGTATTTTCTTGGACAAGAGGAGGCGCGGCGTGGGTTTGCGGCGAATGTGAACCAGATGGATCTGGCGCGGCGCCAGCGGCGGATTGGTCTGGCTGGTGCTTATACCGAGCTTGATCCGTTTCGGCAGTCGATTGGTCCGGCGTTTGGGCTTGGCGCTTCGACGCTGAGTAATACGACAGGACAGGTTGGCAACATCTTCGCCAACTCGCTGCAGCAATCCGGCAACGTGGCCAGCTTCAACACGAATATGGGCATGAGCCTGAGAAATTCTGCACTCAACAATAATGCCGCCATGCAGGCTGCGGCCATGCAGGCAAGTGCCCAGCAGAACGCGGGCATGATGGGGATGTTTGGCGGGATCGGCGGCGGCATCGCTTCCGGTGCTGGCATGGCTATCGCGGGCGCCTCTTTCTAATGACCTACGAAGACAAAGTCTCCTACGCTCACCGGCTCATCGAGCAGTCGCTCGCCGAGTTTGGCAATCCGTGCATCGCCTGCTCTTTCGGCAAGGATAGCATGGTGGTGCTGGACTTGGTGCGGCGGCATCGGGATGACTTGCCGGTGGTCTTCCACCGCGAGCCTTGGCAGCCGCACAAGTATCGGTTCGCCGATGCGGTGATCCAGCACTACGGCCTGCGGGTCTACGATTTCCCGCCCTCGGCCACGATGGTGCAGGACGGCGGCGGCGAGGTGGAGATCGCCGGATACTACCAGATCGGCGCCCGCT